ACTAAATAAATCACTAAAGGAGATAACTATGTCTTCTTCAAACACAGAACAGCTTAAAGCTTACTTATCGAAGATGACTGTTGAAGAACGAAAAGCCTTTGCAAAAGCATGCCTAACGACTTTAGGGAATCTTCAACAAATTATTTATGTCAACAAAAAATGTGGTGCTGCATTAGCTATTCGAATTGATAAAGAAAGTGAAGGAAAAGTTCCTTGTGATGAACTTTGTCCTGATGTCGATTTCGATTATGTCCGCAGCCAAGCATTAACCGCTTAGGAACTAAACCATGAGCAAAGTATCAACCGAATTGAGTGCAAGGGCTAGAAATGAAGTTTCTAGAGTTTTGCAAGCCCTTGCATCAAGCAATCAAAGTCAGGTTGCTGAACAGTTGGGGATTGATCCAAGCACATTATCACGAATGAAAAATGATAGAAAATCCAATGGCTTGACTGAGCTTGAGAACTGTTTAGTGCTATTGGATGTTCTTGGATTCAAAACTGTACTCAAGAAATATCGAATGATTAGCGAGGAAAAACTAAATGCGCTTTTTGTGATGTCAAAAGCGTGGATGGAAAGCAAACAAACAATTGACGATCTTTTTCAAGATGACATTGAAGATTTCGGCATGTGTTTTGAGCTTGGTTACAAAGAAAAAGCCTGATTTCGTGGATCAGGCTTAGTGTTCAAACAAGGTGGGTTAAATGAACTATTCAATATTAGCAGGCATTGAACTAATTCGGAAGATTAGTTTGTTTCAAAAAGCGGTTGAGGCTTATGTGCTTAATCGAACTCTCGAAAACTCTATGGCATTGGCTAAAGCAAAAGCTGATTTAGCTGCATTTGTATTGAGAGGTGTTTGATGGGTGCGTTAAAACAAGCTGAGATTATTCCAATCTCAAAAGGTAAGGGCAATATGACGGATAAGTTTGAGGAAGGTCATGTCCGCTCAAGTTGGCAGTACAGACGTGATGTATATCCATTCTTATCTGATGCAGCTCGACATGTCTATTTCATGCTTGAGGGCTATATTAACGGGTTTAATAAAGAATCTGACTATGTTAGCTACTCACAGCTTCAGGAAGAGAAGCGTCACAAAGACAATCCCAAAGCTAGAAAATCAAGCTCAAAAACCGTTAGTAAAGGGCTTGAGGAATTAATTTCATTAGGTGTTATCAGTGTTATTTCTACACATCCGAAATTAGGAAATCAGTACAAAATTAACGAAGTTTCGCTGTCTGACCACTTTACTAAGGAAAGTACTTCACCTAGTACAGCACTTTACCTAGTAAAGCACGAGCACTTTACTAAGGAAAGTACTAGCACTTTACCTAGTAAAGACACAATAGATAATACTTATAGAAATATTTATAGAGAGAGTGACTCTCAACAAAACCAGGTCGAAGAAGTTCTGAATATCTGGAAACCAGATTTACAACAATTGAATTCTTGGATGCAAAGATCTGGATTACCAAAAGTATCTCAAGACCAGGTTGATCAACTCCTTCTTGAAATCAATCCTCACTACGAAAGCAAAATCCACACTGGTGCAGTAACAAGCACTCAGATGTATTCAAACTTTGTGAAGTGGGTAAAACGTGATTTCAAACTTGTTGAAAAACTTTTCAAACAAGCAGAACAAAACAACACTCAAGCAATCAATCCTGAAAATCTCAAAACAGAAATGGGGGATTGGTAATGTCGAATATTCATAACATCCCTATGGAACAAGCAGTTCTTACAGCATTGATGACTGTAGACAAATCATTTGATGTTGTAAGTAACGATCTTGATGTTGAGTGCTTCTTTCCAGAGCGCCATAAGCAAATCTTCCAGGCTATTGCTGACCTTGCTAACGAAAACAAACCTTATGACTTCGTTATGGTTGAGCAGCAGCTTAAACAAAAAAACGTAATTCATTTGATGGGTGGTTCTGAATACTTACTTCAAATGAGCAGCGAAGCGCCTTCAAGCTTTTACAACCTGGAGTCTTATGTTGCAGAACTAAACAAGTTCAAGGCACACCGTGAAGTTGAGCATATTGGTCAAAGCATTGCTGAGATTGCTAAAGACTTAACAATCCCTGACGTTCACATTGCAGCAGAAAGCATCCTAGATGGAAAGAAAACTTCAAACGATGTTGAGAAGACTAGCTTCACATTTGAAGAGGCTTTGAATCGTGCTACAGATCGTTTAATCCAAAAGGCTGAGGCTAAAGCTAACAAGCAGTACACAGGCGTAAAGTTTAACTTAACCCACCTGGATAACCTTGTTGGATTAATTCAAAAAGGACACTTCTGCATCGTGGGTGGTCGTCCTGGTTCAGGTAAATCAACTCTAGCTCAAATGTTAGTTATTCAGACAGCAGTGCGATACAACGAGCCTGTATTGGTTGTATCTGCCGAAATGGATGTAGAGACATTCACAAACCGCTGTATCTCAGCTTTAACTCAAATACCTTATGACAACATTCATAACGCTGAATTATTTGATGGGATGTTGGCTCAATTTGCAGATGCTCAAAGACGGTTCAGTTCTTTGCCAATCCATATCGAAGACAAGCAAAAGCCGACAATTGCAGAAATACATTCTTGGGCTCGTAAAGCGAAACGTAAGTACAAGAAACTTGGCTGTATCGTAATTGATTACCTTCAGTTGGTTCGTGACCCAAGTAAGAAAGACCGTTACCAGGAAGTGAGCTCAATTAGCCGTGATTTAAAGGCATTGGCTAAAGAGTTTGATTGCCCAGTTATCGCATTAGCTCAGCTTAACCGTGAGTCTGAGAAAGGCAAGCGACCTAAAGCATCAGATCTAAAAGAATCAGGTCAGATTGAACAAGACGCAGATCAAATCATCCTGGCGAATCCAATCATTGGTGAAGACGACCTACCGTCAGGTGTCACCGAATTAATCGTTGCTAAAAATCGTCATGGCAAGAAAGGCGTAGTTCGCGTTATGGACCGCTTAGATATCTGCCGTTTTGTGACTATTCGAGAAGAAGGAATGGCTGCATGAAAACTTTAAATAGAACAAAGAAATTAAACTTTGATGACCAGCTTAGCTTACTCGTGTTTGGCTGTCATGCATCAGCGCCTTTCAGTGTCAAAGACGTGAAGGAATCAGTGTTTGATTTCAATCGAGGAACCATCTACAGCAATCTTCAAAAATTTGTTGAATGGAAATATTTCGAACGTGTTGGGAAAAATCATTACAAGGCAACTCAATACGCAAAAGACATCCTGAATGTTAAAGGGGAGCTGAAAGCATGATCGAATTTGCAGATTACAACTCAATGATGAAGCTCCGCAGAGATTACAACCTCGGTACTCGTAATGAAGAAACAAGAGCAGCAGCGAACCTCTATGAGAAATTAAGAAAACTGAAAATGCTAGACAAACTCAAGCAGGAAGTCATGACAGGACATGACAAGGAGGCGGTATGAGCATGATCGTATTTCCATTAAAGAAGGCGGAAAAGTTAGATCGACTTTGCTTGTGTATTAATTGCGGAAAGCTATTTGTTGATGCTGTTGATAGTAAAGACCTTGGCATTTGTTCACTTTCTTGTGGCTATGCATTCCGCGGAATTAGTTGGAGTGACTTCCTATGAAGCCAGAGCAGTTTATTCGTGAGCAAGGATTGGATAAGGCGCGAGAGGTTGTTGAAGGCATCCCAAGTAAATATATGGAGTGCTACTACTCAACATTGTGTTACTGCACCAAAGCAAAAAAGTATTCAGATCGTTTTAATCCGAGAATTGAGCTTGTGAACATGGCTGACCTCAAGCGTCTGGTGGAGTCTATTGATTTAGTAAATAGCTTAGGTGGAATAAAAGCAGCACGTTCAGAAGCTCATAAAGATTGTTTTGTATATAACCAGCCATTGCTAGCCGCTATTGCCGCACACGAATCAATATACGGAGGCGGTCATGTTTGAACAAATATTAAAACACCGCCCTAAAGGTGCGACACATTGGCAGGCTGGATATTACTACAACAGTGATGAATGTGGGATTTGGTCTATTTGGGAAAACGGGAAGTGGCATGGAGATTTTAAATTTCCAGATGGTGTTATGACTAAGTTGCCAGAGGAAAAGGAGCCAGTCATGAGTGAGTTTGAGGGTAAATCTGGAAAGTGGGCTTGGGAGATTCAAAAAGAACAACAAGCGAATTTAGTTGAGCTAAGAAGTTCAATTGAAAACCTAGTTCAAAAGTAT